TCGTGTTCGTACCTATAATGGTCTGAATGGTGCTTCTGGTACTCTGGTTCCTGGTCAAACCTCCAATGGTTATGCCATCAATGCTTACTGGCAACCTAAGCAGACAGGTTGGGTTCCTTCAATCTCTGCTGCCTATGGTTGGAATACTGTAAGCGGTACGCAAAGTGATGCTACCAATAGTGATTCATGGTTCACAGGTCTTCAGTGGGCAGATGTATTTGCTAAGGGCAACTCTGCTGGTGTTGCTATTGGTCAAGCTCCTACAGGATCTGATCTTGAAAAGGCAACTATGCTTGAGATCTTCTACAAGTATCAGGTGTCGGATAACATCAGCATCACTCCTGCAATCTTCTATGCTAGTGATAACCAACGTCTGGTTGATGATGCCTCTAACTGGGGTGGTGTGATTCAGACCAAGTTTACGTTCTGATAAGTAACTCATGATATGAGTGAAAGCACCCCAGAAAGGGGTGCTTTTTTATGAAACCAAAACCTTAACCAAACCTTAGTGGACTTTAAGGTTCTGTTTCGGTATTATTACTTGCGAAGTTATTCACTTTTTATGAAACTCAAAAACTTTATTGCTATTGGTCTTCTTGCTGCTCCTACTGCTGTGTTTGCAGGAACGACTTTGAATGGTGCAGGTGCTACCTTCCCTGCACCGATTTATCAACGATGGTTCCAAGATTATGCACGAACTTCTGGGAGTAGGGTTAATTATCAGTCCGTTGGTTCTGGTGCTGGTGTTCGTCAATTCATTGCGGGTACAGTTGACTTCGCAGCAAGTGATGAACCCATCAAAGCATCAGAAGCAAAGCAAGTGAAGCGTGGTGTCGTTCAAATTCCTATGGTGGGTGGAACGATTGCTGTTGCATATAACAAACCTGGATGCTCTCTGAAACTGACTCAGAAGCAAGTGGTTGATATTTTCCAAGGTGAGATTAAGGATTGGAAACAACTCCCTAACTGTGGTAATGGTCCTATTCGGGTTGTTCATCGTTCTGATGGTTCTGGTACTACTTTTGCGTTTACCAACTCTCTAAACGCATTTGATGCTGCTTGGAAGTCTGTTGGTAAGTCTGTTTCTTGGCCAGTTGGTGTTGGTGGTAAAGGTAATGAAGGTGTTGCAGGAACCATTCGTAACACTCCTGGTTCTATTGGTTATGTAAATACTGGATTTGTAAAAGTAAATAAACTCCAGGCTGCTGCAATCAAGAATAAGGCAGGTAATTTTGTTCTCCCTTCTGCCAAGTCTGGCGCTGCTGCTCTGAATTCCATTAAACTGGATACAAATCTTGCTGGGGAAGATCCCAATCCCTCTGGTGCTGGTGCTTATCCTATCTCCACTCTGACTTGGGTTCTTGCATATAAGACTGGTAATGGCACCAAAACTGGTGATATTCAATCAGCACTTAATTACGCTCTGAGTGGAAAGGCACAGATGATTGCTGATGATTTGGGTTATGTTCCTCTTGCTGGAAGTGTTTTGAACAAAGCACGTATTGCTGTAAATCGCATCGGTAAGTAAATCATAACATGGGGTGCTTGACACCCCTTTATTTTTCCTATATAATTGTGTAACAATTCGTAATAAAACGAAAAAATGACTGTAACAACTAATGATCGTGGACAAATGAATATGTGGGCAAAAGAACCTTCGATGTATATGACGAAGGAAGATCTTGAACGTTATGGTATTGAACCCTATGCTGAGAAAGCGGAGAAAATGAATGGACGCTGGGCTATGGTCGGTATTGTTGCTGGGGCTCTTTCTTATGCTCTCACTGGCAACTTCTTTTTCGGAATCCTCTGACATTTGATTGACAATGACTTCAATTATCTTTACAATAACTAGTGTCGCCTTTTTTGTTTTACTGGCACACTCAGTTAATCAACTTTCAGAAACTTATTAATTTATGGCAACCTACAATGTTACTCTCCGTTCTACCGACGGCTCTGAAACCACTATCCAGTGTGATGAGGATACTTACATTCTTGATGCAGCAGAGGAAGCAGAAGTCGAACTTCCGTACTCCTGCCGCGCTGGTGCTTGTTCCTCTTGTGCTGGTAAGGTAATTGAAGGAACCGTCGATAATGAAGATCAGACATTTTTAGACGATGATCAACTTGCAGATGGTTTTATTCTTACCTGTACTGCATATCCCAAGTCAGATTGTGTAATTCTTACTGAACAGGAAGAGAACCTGTGAGTGCGGGAATGCTTGGGCAATTCAATCTTGCCCTCCAAGAACTTGTAGAATCGGGTGCTTGGAATCGAGATGTAGAACTAGAAGTCAAGATCGCAGGCACTCTTAAAAGTGATAAGTTTATCGTTATTAAACCTATCAAAGAAAAAATGATCTGTAACCCAGATCCAGAACTTAAACAACAACACCCCTATCAAGGAGAAAAACAATGAACGAAAGAGCAGAACGTATTAATGGTTGGGCAGCAATGATTGGCATTGTTGCCGCAATGGGTTCGTATGCATTTACGGGCCAAATTATTCCTGGTATTTGGTGAAATGGAGGTTAAAATGCGTAGTGAAGGTTATACTATTCCCGAAGTCCAATTTCAATTTCGTGAGAATGGTGAGTTTGTAAATCGTACAACATCAGAACTCTTCAATGGAAAGCGTGTGGTCATTTTTAGCCTGCCTGGTGCTTTCACTCCTACTTGCAGTGCCTATCAGTTACCTGGATTCGAAGAGAGATACGATGACTTTATTAGTCTTGGCATCGACAATATTTACTGCATCTCTGTTAATGATGGGTTTGTGATGAATGCCTGGGCACAGGACCAGAACATTGAGAAAGTAAAACTCATTCCAGACGGCAATGCTTATTTCACACGTTCTATGGGAATGCTTGTCAATAAGTCTAACCTTGGTTTCGGCGATCGCTCTTGGCGTTATGCTGCGGTCGTGGATAACGGAATCATCGAAAAACTATTCGTTGAAGAGGGGAGACGGGACAATGCCGACACCGACCCTTATGAGCAAACTACTCCGGAAAATGTTCTAGAGTATGTGTCAGCAAATGTAAAGGTGGGTGCCACCGTATAAAACAAAGGCGTCCGAAAGGGCGCTTTTTTTATAAATACATTCAGTGTTTATAAAAGTGTCAGATGACTCTAGATCTTCATAACTTTTTTAAATTTTATGATGATAGTAATTCGAATCATGTAGCAGCAGTTCAATGGTTAGAGGATAACCTACCTGCTCAATTCTTAGATGACTCAGAGACTGACTGGATTGGTATTTTTAGAACAAAACCACCAACTCCAGCAGTACTCGATGTTCCATACTTCAACCAAGTAGATAACTATAGAGACGCACAAAGAACTTGTAACAGTTCATCATGTGCTATGTGCCTTGCTTTCTTTAAGCCAGGAGCTATCAAAGGTGATGACGAATACGTTAAAAAAGTATTTGAGATTGGTGATACGACTGACCATGCTGTGCAGACAAAAGTTTTGGCAGCTTATGGGGTTAAGTCGCATTTTAGTTACAATCTTTCTTTTTCTGATATTGATAAGAGTCTTGATGCTGGGAAACCTGTTGTTATTGGTATCCTTCATCGCGGTTCTTTATCTAATCCTACTGGCGGGCACATGTGTGTAGTCATCGGTAAGACACCGGATGGCAAAGGGTATTTTGTGAACGATCCTTATGGTTCATGTAATGACAACTATACTGGTCCAGTAACAAATGGTAAGAAGACCATTTACACTAAAGCAATGTTGAAGCATCGCTGGTGCCCTGGAGGAAATGATGGATGGGGAAGAATTTTCGATTAATTTCAAAAGAAAGATCTTACAACGTATTAAAGATCTTACAAATCATGGTAAGCATGTAGAAGCAAATCAATTGTATCAAAAGTATTTCGGAGGACAAAATGGCAAGAATTGATCTACACAATTTTTTTAAATTTTACGACGAAAAAAATCCCAATCATGTAAAAGCAGTCCAGTGGTTGGAAGATAATCTTCCAGTTAAATATTTGGAAGATAATATTGATTGGGCAGAAATTTATAGAGGAAAAAAGGGTAATGCGGCACCAGCATCAGCACCATCTGCTGCCGCTCCTGTAGTTGGTGGTGACGATATGCCTATGATGGGACTTAAATTAATCAAAGAGTTTGAAGGATGTCACTTAAAAGCATATCCCGACCCTCTCACTGGTGGACTTCCAATCACAATCGGTTGGGGTTCAACTCGTAAGAAGGATGGTTCAGCATTCCATATGGGTGATACTCTCACTCAAACAGAAGCAGATGAACTTTTGATTGAACAATGTAAGAGAGAGTTTCTTCCTGCACTTCGTAAAATTCCACACTGGAATGAAATGTCTGATGGTAAAAGAGGTGCTCTACTTTCTTTTGCTTATAATCTTGGTGCTGGTTTCTATGGTTCTGGTGATTTTAATACTATCACTAAGAGACTGAAGAATAAAGAATGGGACTTAGTTCCCGATGCTTTATATCTCTACAGAAATCCTGGTTCCAATGTAGAAGCAGGACTTGCTCGTAGAAGAAAAGCAGAAGGTGAATCTTGGAAAAAAGGTTAACCCTATTCACAAAGGAAAATGACTACTAAGAAAAACGAAAATGCTATGGGACAATTAATTCGTATATGTATCTTGGGTTGGTCTGCTGCTCTTCTCACTGCAAGTTATGCGGGTACTCTATCTAAGATGGACCCAACTTTTATCGCTACAGTTTTCACAGCATCTGCTGCTACTTTTGGTATTAATACAATGAAGAAAGGTGGTGATGATGAAGACGATAAAAAAGAAGAACCAAAAAAAGAGGAGTTTGTAGAAACTCCGCCAGAACCACCTGCCCCTGAAGCACCACCAGAAACTCTTGAATCAAGAGTTGAAGCTCTTGAGACTAAGGTAGAAGATGGTGAAGGATTCGTTCAACCCCGCACAGGAGCCTAATGGCAAAATCAGCAAACAAAGGTAAGAAGGGTTCTACAAATAATAAAAAGCAGAACTCTGGTAACGCTACTGCTAAGAAAGCAAAGAACGGTGGTAAGAAAAAGTAATGGAATTCATTGCTTTTATAATAATTGGTTATGTTGAGATTAGTCCTGGCAGTTGTCAGTTGGAATATTTTCGTTACAATGAAATACACTCACTAATTGTACCATGCCAAGAGAATGGAATACTCCAAAAAGGGAGTGTTGGAATGCTCCAATCCATCAAATACTCAAAGCAATAGATAATCACACCCGTCTTTATATGGAGACGGGTGATTTTTGGCATGAAGAACAGGCCCAGATCTTGAGAAAGTATGTAAAAGATTTGAAAGTCTGGATTCATAAACAAGAAGGATGGTGGGATGAATGAAAAAATTCTTCACAGCAATCGGTTTATCTTTAACCTTAACTCTTCCAACAATTGCTTCATCACTTGCACCAAAGCAACCAACGGTAAGACCTTATAGTGCAGAGGCAATGGGTTGTATGATTCTTCTAGAATGTACTGAGGGTGTAGAAAAATTTTCAGTAGATTCTGAATTCTTAAAAAATCCAGACTTTGATCCATTCAGAGAAGAACTAAAAAGAATTATTACTGCTCTTAATGATGTAAATGTTCCCGTTTATGTTGCACCAGAAAGATATTTTACTCCAAGAACAGTAGGATTATATAAACCAAACTACAATCGTTTCTTTGTTAATGAAACTCTTCTTAAAGATCCAAGAGAGTTTTTAGGAACACTGAGACACGAAGGATGGCATGTTGTTCAGGATTGTATGGGTGGTGGATTGCAAACTTCATTTATGGCACAAGTGCATCAGGATAGTGAGATACCTGCTTGGATTATGAAGACTACAAGACTAACATACGAATCAATGATGCAAAGTCGTGCAGTTCCTTGGGAGGCAGATGCAAACTGGGCAGAAGAGCAATCAAATGTAACTGCTGAAAAGTTAGAGATGTGTGCAAAAGGTCCTTTATGGGATCAAATTCGCCCAACACCAATGACTATGGATTGGTTGATTGGTTGTGGATATATGAAACCACAGGAAGGAAAGTATCCATACTATCCAAATAAAAAAGTAGAGTATTGTACAGAAGGTAAGTATTGATGGAATTTCCGTGGGGAGTTGTTATAATATTAGGTTGTGGTCTTATCTTTACTTTATATGTAATTTACTACATACTAAAACTAGCACACGAGGAAATGAAAAATGAAAAACATAGCAATCATTCTATCAACAACAAGTCTTCTCATTAGTGGAGCACTTTGTTATGGTGCTTATGTGACTTATCAGAAAGCACAGAAGATTCTTGATAATCCAGAAGAGTTTGTGGGTAAAGTTGTTGAGAATCAAGTTAATAAAGCATTTGAGAAACTTCCTATTCCCAAACTAAATAACAAAGAATTCAAATTACCATTCTAATGGATAAAGACCCATATATTTACAGAATTAAGTCTGTAGGAAGAGTAGTAGATGGTGATACTATTGATGCGTCAATAGACTTAGGATTTGATATTGCATTGGAAAAAAGAATTCGTCTTGCTGGGGTTGATACTCCGGAAAGTAGAACAACCGACCTCAAAGAGAAGGCAATGGGTCTTGAATCAAAAGAATGGTTGAAGAAAAAACTTGAAGGTGCTAAAGATATTATCATCAAGACAGAACTTCCAGATAGTACAGAGAAGTATGGACGTATTATTGGACATTTGTTTATTAATGGACAAGAAACTTCATTGAATAACCAAATGATTAGCGAAGGTTATGCTCTCGCATATGACGGGGGAACAAAAGATAAAAACTTTGATGTTCTCAAACAAATCAGAAATAAATGATTTACTTTAATATTGTTAGATTGTTTATTATTATTTGGGCAGCACTTATGATTTCTGCTGTAGAATCTGTTGCGATTCGTACAGAAGGACAAGTAGAACTTGATAATGCTAGTAGAGATTCTTATTCTAAAGTTCTTATACTTGCTGTTGGTTCTTTTCTAGGTGATGCTGCTTTCAAACTAAAGAAGAAAAATGAAACTAGCGATTCTTGATTTCTTAATCGTCTTAAGATTATTGACTAATGACGGCATAATGCTTGAGAATAGAAGACCTATTCCCAAGCGACAACCACCAGAAGTTATTCGTTTTGTGAGGAGACCTGCAAAAAGGGGACGTAAAAAATCGTTACAGTTTGGTACTACTTTGTTAAATAGTAAAGATTTGTTTAAGGTGTTACATAATGACACAAGCACCAGCAAAAGATAAAGAAGAAAAAAGGGAAAAAGATAATATTTTTCTCGAAATACTTTATAATCTTTTAGTTCAATTACCAGCAATGGTTGTTGTGTGGATTATTTCTAAATTTACTTCAGATTGAGAACTTAGCAGATAATTTTTTAGCAATTTTTTTAGCAGGGGCAAAGAGAGACTTAAATCTTTCTTTGCCTTCTTTTGTAAACTTATCTTTTATTACATCATCGATAATAATTTTATTATCAATTTCATAGAGAGTATTGATTTCAACTTGGTCACGAATGTATTGTTCTACATTAGTTACTTGTTCTACTAAACGAGTTCCTTCTGCGGAATATTCAAAAACATCTACGTGGCCACCTTCTGCTAGAACGTAATGTAGAACAGGTTTGACTTGTTTGATTTTAATTTTAAATTTATTTTTTGTTGCTTCTTTGATTAATGGTTCTGCTGCATTTTTGAGAGCATTGAGAGCTGTTGTAGATGCTATTGTCGCAGCAGTGGTCACTACTGCGACAGCACCAGCCGTAGCAACAAGAGAAGGGTCAGGTAAATTAATATTGATTCCACCGACAGTAAAGGTTGGGGTAGTTGGTTTGTCTGCTGGTATCTCGGCAACAGTCACTTGATGAGGGGGGGTTTGAGCAACCTGAGGCAGTTGAGGTGGGGAGGTATCGGGCAATCCCCTCTCCTTTGGTTTTTCTTCTTGTTGTTGCTTTTCACGTTCTGCTTTTACGGCAGCATCAAACTCTGCTTGTGTTGGAACATTAATGATTGGATATTTGATTGAAGTATCTGGCATTTCAAATACTGGAAGTGCCATTCCACGAACAACTGGAACCTCTACACTACGAAGTACTGGTGGTTCTATTGTTGAAATAACATTAGGACCATTAATACCAACTTTTGGTATTTGGTTGGCATTGTTCTTTATATTGGCAATTCCGTTGGCATTATTTATTTGCTGTATTGGTTCCATTTTTTCGTTTTCTTTCTTGTGCTGCTAATTGCTTTTCTCTAATTTTTTGTTTAGTTTCTTCACTCATTTTCACTCCATATCTAGAGTTATTTTTACCACTTCTATCTGGTTGATTTGCCCTCAGTTTTTCTAGTGCTTCTTCAGTATGCCCGCCTTCTGTCGGACTTTTCCATTCTCCATTTTCAACTCGTTTTTTCTGTGCATCACTAATTTTTTTCCTCACCTCTGGTCTTTTTGCTGGATTTTTATCTCCAGCAAGTTTTCCTTTTGCTGAAATACTTAATTTTTGTTTTACTTCTGGTGTATGTGCAATATATTGACTTCCTCCACCTATGGTATTGTTGTATCCTTCTTTATATGAGTTGTATTTTTCAATATAAAACGTTTCTCTTTCATCAAGATTGTGGATATTGCATTCTTCCAAAAGTTCTACGGTAAAGTTTTCTTTGCCGTATTTTTGAATTGCTTGTGTTATTGCAGTTTTTTTACTTGGATGCTGATGCTCTTTAAATCTATATTCTATTGAATGTTTTGTTTGCCCAACATATACTTTATTGTTAATTGTATTTGTAATTAAATATATTTTTCCCATATGGTTGGATTTTGAACTTCTACTATTATTTATAAAAAATTGGAAGTTCAAAATCCAACCTATTTTTTAATTTTAGAAACAACCGTACCATTTCCAGTCATTAAGTATCCATTAGGTGATGGACCAACTATATCTGCACATATTTTTCCATAAGGACTTTCTGGATGAAAAAACCCACCATTTCTTATCATTTCTAAACAAAGTTTTGCCCTTACGAGTTCAAAATCTAAACGACTTTTTTCAACTTCACTTTGTTGCCTTTTGATTTCTGTTCGTGCTCTTTCTTTACACAATTCAGTTAAACTTCCATCTAAGGGAAAGTTGAATCCCATACTGATACCTGCATTACCATTATGTGTTTGGAATGCATCTGGGTCAGCACTACCATTCATATTTCCCAATACAAATGGCGATATACTCATTGTTGGACCTTGACAAGATACTCCACCACCATAGGTATTCATAGCATAAGGACCTTGCAATACTTGAACTGCCTGGTTGGTTACATTGCCAGTAGCAGATGCCGAAGGACCTGCAATATTTGTATTACTTGGTGCTTGTTGTGCCCTACCTGATGCAGTTAATAAGAGAATTATTATTGGGTAAATACAGAAACTGAGTTTGTAGTAGATTGTTGTTCTGTAGTTCTGTCTATCCATGTTTCTTTGGCCACTCCAGTGCCTAG